TCATAGGTGCAACACAGGTGCAACATTCTTTGTTTTTTTGTAAAAATGCCCCCTTCCTGTTATGAGCCATTCAGATGAAACGTTGTAATTTTTCACAATATAATAAAGCCATTCAGGTTTTAATACGCTTCTCTCAGGCTGTTTTTTCAATGTACAGATGTTCCAATAATTTATATCATTTTCACGAGTGAACGTTTGAAGTCCACGTATTTTCTTTTCCTCCTTCAGCCTATCTATTGCCATGAAGAAACGCTTTGTTATGGATATTCCCTCTTGTGATATTTTCATGTTTCATTTCATTATTTTTATTGGTCCATTGCTGTATTCTTTAGTCACACACCCAAGAACCATGTCTATACTTCTTATAGTTTCCTTTGGGATTTTAATTGGAGAATGTATCAATGTCCCATCTGGGTTTGTAGCCGTATTGCTGCTATACGCCAATATATAGTCATCGCCACCATCTTGAAGTCTCTTCGTGATACGGAATTCAGTTGTTTCTATTACGTAGTTTCTACCCCATATGATAAGCCTCCAGTCATCGACTCTCTTCAACGCAAGGATACTTCCGCTCGGATATTCAACCATGCTATCCCCGTAATGCCTTATGGCTGATGTCGCTTCCGGGAACCAGTCTCCAGCATCTATCCATTCCGCTACAGTTCCGCTTGAAGAAACATCGGCGACTTCTCGATTATGTCCACCTATTGTCGCCACATCATCATATAATGGTATACGTTTGTTTTGCGAATCGGGTATTTCGGTTACGCTTTCCATGAAAGAGTTAACCACGGAATCCCCGAACTCGCCTATTATTTTATTGTATAGTTCTTGGGTTAAGTTTTTTTTACCAGTCTCCAATTCCGACAGATATGATTGAGATATATCCATCTTCATGCGGAATTCCGATTGGGTCATTCCAAGGGACTTACGTAAACCTGCGATGTTGAGCTTCCTCATATTGTTAAATATTGTTATTCAAAGCGATTTATATCGCAATTTATGGCGATATATCGCAAATATTTTGTATCTTTGCATTGTTATTAACAATAACACAATATTATAACGCAAATATAAATAAAGTATTTGAAATGAACAAAGAAAATTCGATAAAAGCTAAATCTCTTAAGGATTTTTATAACAAACTTCCTGAAAGTAGAGTTGTAAGTCCTAAAGGTGATTTTTTACGAGAATTAGTAAATAGGTGCAATGTTACTTACACCACAGCTCGTAATTGGATAGTGTACGGCATGAGGCCGTCTAATAAAGAAAATCTTAAAATCTTATCTGAACTTACAGGTATTCCTGAAGACCATTTATTTGAAGATTAGTTATGAACATTACCTTACCTTTCGATGAACTTTGTCGCATAATGTCCGATTTTACACAGATAGGATTTATGTCTGCTATCAAAGCATACGAGCCTACTCAAGACTTGATAAGAGCTCGTGAGGTTAAGGATTGGCTTAAAATCATGCTTATTGACGAAAAGAAGTTCAATGCTCTTGTGGATAATGGCAAGATAAAGGCGAGAAGAATTGGTACTGGTAAAAATTCACCTCTTTATTATTCAAAGAAGGAAATCAAATCGGCTATTACAGCTGCAAAGATTTTTTCTATAACCACCAAGTCAACTTGATTCAGTTGACTCACAGATAGCTCTTTGACATACTGGACGATACGAAAGCGAGTTCCGTGGCGAGACGACAATCCATGACCCACGGCAGAGGGCGCAAGTAGGGCTGAATTATTTTGATGAAACACAGCAATGCGGCAAGTCCGTTAAGCCGTAAAGATGTGGAGTTGGGCGTTCCACAGTCTGCTAAAGCTGGACTGTATATCCTTGCGCTGCCCTTCGAGGCTGCGGTTGAACCGGGCGCAGGGAACTTGTAGCACATTTTGAATGTTAGGTTTAGTTTGTAGTCAATTATGGACACGGCGGTGTCCATTTCCATTCACGAAGTTTTGAATTTGATTAGGTCATACACGTGCCTGTTGTGAAACACGCACGTTATTATGGACTTGTAGCTCAGTGGTTAGAGCGTTAGCAAGCGGAGGCAATAAGTAAGTCCAGAAGCTGGTGACTGAAGGTCGCAGGTTCGAGTCCTGCCAAGTCCACATATATTTGTATTTAAAACTTTTAGTTTGACATTTGCCCGCCCTGTCCTGAGATACGGCGGTTTATTAGAATAATTAAAAAACATATATATGAAAGCACTATCAATATTATTGCTTACCGCAACGACAATACATGCGGCGGTTACAGGAGACGCTACGGCGTTTACCGTGGCTGCAATCTATTTCTGCCACTTCTGCGGCAGGGACGTAATTAATGTATGGAACAGATTTATAGGAGATACATTATGACACTGACCGACGACGACTACCGCGAGCTCGCAGCCCAGTGCGCCGTGCAGGACTTCGGGCGGGTAGAACGCAATGATGAAATGGTACATGTTCGCGTGGACACATATGTGGAATACGACCAGCATGAACTTTCGCTGACCGGCGGACATATCCCCGTTTATGCAGAAGTCTATGTGACAAATGTGTTCTGTGACGAGGATACGGAAGTAGACACAGCGAGAATAGAAGAAGAAGTTTTTAACATTTTAATGCAATACTGATATGGAAAAAGAATTAGAAATTTTACAAGCTAAACAAGCAGCCGAGTTTGCAATGACTCCGGTAGGTCAAACAGTAAAACAATTTGAGGTTATGCAGCGCATGGCTAAGATGTACTCTGAAAGCTCAATTGTTCCAGAAGCATACAAGAACAATATTGGCAACTGTGTGATTGCGCTTGACATGGCAATGCGCATGAATCTGAATCCACTTATGGTAATGCAAAACCTTAACACGGTGAAAGGCAACCCATCATGGGCTTCAAAATTCCTTATCGCAACAATCAACATGAGCGGTAAATACACTGCGCTAAGATACAAGAAAAGGTCTCTTGGCAAGGTCGGCAAGATAAAATACAATGACACCGTGTATGATCCGGTTCAACGTAGGAATACTATTGTCGAAAAGGAGTTTGACGGAACGAAAATAGAGAATATCGAATGTATTGCATACGCAACCGAGATTTCCACCGGCGAAGTACTTGAGAGTGACCCGGTTACAATCGAAACGGCAATCAAGGAAGGTTGGTACACTAAGAGCGGAAGCAAGTGGCAGACAATGCCGTTACTGATGCTTACTTACAGGGCTGCAGCATGGTGGCAAAGGGCGTATTGTCCGGAAATAAGCATGGGCTTTATGACAAGAGAAGAAGTTGACGACATTCAGGACGCAGATTACACCGACTTGACAAACAAAGACAAGCTGGATATGATTGCGGAACAAACAGCCACTGAATACAATGAGCAACCGCAAGGCAAGAAAGAACCTGCGGCGAATGAGGGTAAATTATTATAATTTATGATTGAAGATCCTATATTTGACACTACACCGCCCAACGAATGTGAACAAGGTTCGTTGGGATGGCACCGCTCCCGGTTGGGAAATTTTACAGGGAGTTGTATAGGAAAGCTGATGAAGGAGAGCCGCTCAGGCGGCTTCTCCGAAACAGCCATGAGTTATATTTATCAAGTGGCTGCTACTCGCTACATGAACAACCTTATAATAAACGACGACTCTTTATTTGCGGAATATCTTGAAATTACCAGCGTCGAGACAAGAGCGATGCGCTGGGGCACGGAGCAGGAAGCTTCGGCAAGACGCTTGTATGCAAAGAAAACCGGCTTAACTGTAACGGAGCGTGGCAGCGTGGAGCATCCTAATATTGGCTTCTTCGCTTCAAGCCCTGACGGGTGGATAGCTGACGACGGGCAGGGACGAAGTGGATGCCTTGAAATCAAATGTCCTAACCAGGACACTTATATGCGTTACCGCGCTGAGGTCTGTGACAACGAGACCTTGAAAAAGGTCAAACCTGAATATTATTGGCAATGTCAGAGCCACATGATGTGTACCGGCGCGGACTGGTGCGACTTCGTGGCGTATTGCCCGTGGCAGATACATCCGATACACATTGTACGCATTACTCCGTGCGAGGATGACATGAAGCTGATGGAGGAGAAAATCAATGCAGCGGAGGAAATAATCAAAAAACTCAATTAGTTTATGGCAAACACAATAACAGGACGCATACGCAAGATAACGCCCGTGCAGGAGATAACGGGAAAGTCGGGCAAGACGTTCGCCAAGCGCATCTTAGTGATTGACGCGGCCCGTTACGACACACATACGGGCGAGAGGATGTTTGACAATTACCCCTCGTTCGAGTTCTCGGGCGATGCGATGAAGCAATTAGACAACTACAAGGATGGCGACTACGTGACGGTAAGCTATGACATCAACGGACGCGAGTTTGAAGACCCGAACACGAACGAAACCAAGTATTTCAACACCATTCGCGGCTACAAGGTTGAGCCATACGGGAAGAGGGACGACCTGCCACCGTCGGCGCCTGCCGGCAGCACCGCCACGAAAGCCCCAGTTGCACAACCGCAGGACGGCGAGGAAAAATCAGATTTACCATTTTAAAAAAGTTAGACTATGTACTACGAAATGACGACAAAGGTGAGCCGCGTCAAGGACGACGGCACCGAAAAGGAAGTTACGGAGCGCTACATCACGGACTGCCTGACGTTCGAGGAGGCGGAGAGGAAGGGAATGGAGACCTATTCTGCCGACAACACCGAAGGCGACGTAATAGCCATAAAGCGCAGCAACGTGCGTGAGATAGTGAACGAGAATGAGGAGAAGGAGCATTACTTCAAGGCGACCATCGTAGACACCTTCATCGACGACAAGACAGAGAAGGAGAAAGAGCTGCGCTATTATGTGCTCATCCGCGCCAACGACTTGGGCGAGGCAACTGCCAAGGCCAACGAGTATATGCGGCAGGGCTTGCAAGATATGCGGCTCGACGGCATCGTTAAGACCAAAATACTGGAGTTGCTCAAATGAGGTTTGACGAGTTCCGTAAGCGGTCCAATAACTCTGTGCGCAAACCTCCGTCGGACGAAGAGCACCGCATACAGGCAGCCTGCGTGCGCTGGTTTCGGCTGAAATATCCACATCTTGCCGCACGTCTGTTTGCCGTGCCGAACGGCGGACGGCGTGACGGCATCACGGGGGCAAGGCTGAAGGAGGAGGGCGTGCTTGCCGGGGTGGCAGACCTCATCCTGCTTGTGCCCAATGCCAAGTACCATGCACTGCTTATCGAAATGAAGACACCGAAAGGGAGGCAGAGCGATAGCCAAAGGGCGTGGCAACGGGCGGTGGCCGGTAACGAATACTACCTGTACGTTATATGCCGGAGTTTGGAGGAGTTTATGAAAAAAATAGAGGAATACCTTAACCAATAGAATATGGATTACAGAGAACAAATTAAGTTGCCTAAATGGCAAAAACGCAGGCTTGAAATTCTGAAACGTGATGATTTCACGTGCCAGATTTGTGGTAATAAGGACAAGACATTACACGTTCATCATACCACTTATATCCCAGGAAGAAGTATTTGGGAATATCCCGATGAAATGTTAGTAACGCTTTGCGAGGATTGCCATGAAATAGAACATAAATTTGTGATGGCAATACCTGACCTAATTAAGCAACTAAATGAAGATGGCATTACTGCTACAGAATTGTCTTGCATGATTATGAAAATACATGACAATATAACAGATGACCCTTATTTAATAAGAAGTATCATAGGTAACCGAGGTATAAACAGTTGTTTCGACAATTTATCCAAACGAAGAGAGGTTATTATGAATGGCAGGACGACCGATAAAACAGGGGATTGACTATTTCCCTTTCGATGTTAATTTCTATGCTGACGTAAAGGTCAGGAAAATCGCAAAGGCGTGCGGTCCTAATTCCGTCGCCGTAATAATCTCCCTGCTGTGTAATATCTACCGAGAGAAAGGGTATTACATCTTGTGGGACGATGACCTTCCTTTTTTCATTGCTGACGAGGTTGGGGTGTCTGAGGGTTGTGTTCACGAGGTTATAAAGAAAGCGTTGCAGGTTGGGTTCTTTGACGTGGATAAATATTCTGCGCACCGAATACTGACATCCGCTGGCATTCAAAAGCGGTTTTTCGAGATAACAAAACGCAGGACTGATATAGAAACTAACTCCGAATACTTGATTAATGGTTGCAATAATTCAATTTCTGCATACAAAAATTCAGTTAATGATGACAAGAATATGTCCGAAAAAAGGGTAAAAACATCCACTGAAAAGACTGACGGGGCAATTAATGTTGACAATAATTCAATTATTGTATGCAAAAATTCAATTAATGCATACAGAAATGCAGCTAAAGTAAAGGAAAGTAAATATAAAGAAAACTCTAATACTCCTAACGTCGTATTAGAGAAAAAGAAAGCGGCCGAGGCCGCCACTCTCTCACGTAAGGAAAATTTCGGTCGGTCTTTAATTCCGTATGTCGATAAGTACGGGAAGGAAATGATACGCGAATTTTTCGATTATTGGTCGGAAATGAACAAATCAAAAAGCAAGATGCGCTTCGAGCAACAGCCGACGTGGGAAACGTCGAAACGGCTGGCTACTTGGGCGAAAAGGGAAAGGAACTATGCAAAAGATACCGGAGGACATGAAGATAAACGTCGCGGCTATGCTGTCACGCCTGATGTCGAGAAAGACTATAACTCCACGTTTTAGGCTCGATGTTACCGAGCGACAAGCCTACGACTTGATATTGGCGGCATATAATGCGGAGGTAAACGCAAGGCATTGCCAATTCACGCTTGACGAACAGGCCTCTCAGCATATAAGGCTTGCAGCCAAGGCATTGACCACGACGGACAAGTTCGGCATTGCGTTTTGCGGTGAGGTCGGAAACGGAAAGACAACGTTGATGTCGGCGATATGTAACCTCACTGGCTACCTGTTCGAGAATGACGGTCTTTATTTCCGCAAGGTCAAGGCGACGGAGGTCTTGGATATATACCAAAACCGTAAGGATTTCAGGGCTTTGTATGAACAGCCTCTCTTGGCCATTGACGATTTAGGCTGCGAACCGGTTGAGGTGATGTCATACGGCAACGTGCTTACGCCAGTGGTCGAACTTCTTATGTTACGTTACGAGATGCAGCTGTACACGATGGTATCCACCAACATCGAGCCGAAGAAGATAGGCGACAGGTACGGGGAGCGCATAGCCGACAGGTTCAGGGAAATGCTGCACGTCATACCGTTCACAAACAAAACCTACAGGAAATGAAAAAGTCTGACATAGCGACAATGGCCAGCTTTGCGGCCCACTTGGGCAAGGTGATGGAGGCCATGTCGTGCCTTGACAGTTCGCGCCACAAGCCGGGCGTATGCAACGCATGGAGATAGAGAAGAAGGAAACGGAGTGGAAGGAGCGAGCCATTTCTTACGAGGAATGGCGGAAGAGGAATAAATAATCATGGAAAAAAGCTATGAAACAAAGTGAAATAAACCTTCTCACCAGCTTTGTCAAGCATTGCGAAAGGGTGCTGACGCAATCACCGCCACCAAGCACACGTGACACAAAGACATACAACGCATACCGTATAGCACGGTATAAGGAACTGGGGAAGGTTAAAAGGATTATTGAGATATGGAAAACTTGACACAGGAAAAGATTGATTACGTGATAGCCCACATAAACGACCGTCCACGCACAAAGGTTGCAAGGCATGTTGGAATATCAATGTCGTCTTTGTACCGCATTGTAAGGGAGCATGGCGGAGAATTAAGGTATGACTTGATGCGGTCAAATCCTGAATATATCGAGCTTGTAAAAAAATACTATCCTACTATGACGGGCGGCGAGATGCAGGCGAAGTTCGGCATACTCAAAGGGCGCGCCGAAAAGATTGCGCATAAATTGGGCATCAAGCACACTGATGAGACAATGGCGAGAATACGGCAGAAATTTAGGAACAATATTACGAACAACCGTTACAAAATAGACTATGCCAAATCAAGCAAAAAGGCACAGATAAAACGCAGGATAGACCAGTTCCGGGTGTGGGAGGGCAAGCCGCAATTAACCAAGTTTACCATTGCAAGAACGAGTGCGAAAGTCCGCCGTACTAAATGGTATTTAATTAAACGTTACGCCTATATCGAGACTACCGAGCCATATACCCTGATGTACGACAAGGACACGCACAGGATAAATGAGCGGTACTATATCGACAAATACAAACTAAAGTTCATAGCTGATGAATAATATGCAATTATTTAATGATAGCTTTCAGAATTATAAATGCTATCAGATACCAAAAGCGCAACTTATTTTGACCGATGTACCTTATGTCTTAGGCAAGAACGCTTATGCGAGCAATCCTTCATGGTACGTTGACGGTGACAACAAAAACGGAGAGAGTGAAAAGGCTGGCAAACAGTTCTTTTCATCCGACAGCGAGTTCCGACCAGCAGAATTTATGCACTTCTGTTCAAAGATGCTTGTTAAAGAGCCGAAACAAGCAGGCAAATCGCCTTGCATGGTTCTGTTTTGTGAGTTTGAGCAGCAATTCAAGTTTATAGAATTAGGGAAAAAATACGGCTTGAACAAATACATTAACCTTGTTTTCAGAAAGAATTTTTCTGCGCAAGTATTGAAAGCCAATATGAAAATTGTAGGCAACTGTGAATATGGTTTGATATTGTTCCGTGAACGTTTGCCAAAATTCAACAATGACGGGCGAATGGTCTTTAACTGTTTTGACTGGGTTGTTGATAACGACACCCCGAAAGTGCATCCTACGCAAAAGCCTGTTCCATTACTTGAAAGAATTATTGAAATATTCACCGATAAGGGGGATGTTGTTATTGACCCCTGCGCGGGTAGCGGGACGACATTATTAGCTGCAAATAATTTAGGCCGCCAGGCTTATGGATTTGAGGTAAACAAAGAGTTCTATAACGGAGCAATTAATAAAGTCTTTAAATATCGGCAACCATTTTTATTCACATGAAAACAACGATATATTGGAAGACGAAGGATGCCGGTCTGATTGACCGAATACGAAAGCAGTTCCGGATATCACAAGGAATGACCGTGAACGGCGAAAACGAAGTGGAAGTTGATGAAAAAGGACTTCAGGTTTTGAAGGACTATGAAAAACAAGGATTAATTCAATTAAGGAACAAATGAGCAGGTTTTATTCTAACAACTACGCTGGATCCGTAGATTATGACGACAAGACAGTCAACGCACTTTCGGCTGCAACATACGGCACAATCGCCCTTGACACGGTAGCCGCCATGTATGCGCTTGATGTGTCGGACGAAATAGAGGCAAGCGAGTACATGAAGCATCGTGATGCCAAGAGGTTCTTGTTTAAGATACGAAATGGTTACAAGAAGCTGCGTGTGGAGCTTGCGGTAAGGATGGCAGGTAAGCAGAGGCAACGCATACTCGAGGACTTCGGCAACATCATATTCGGTGAAGTGGAAAATGATATTTCCAAACTGCAGTACAGCATTGCCAACGTACTTGCAAAGGCAGGCTTTACTGATACCATGTTCAGGGCGAAGATACTCACGGCTCTTGCCCTGTGCGATTTGGCTTGCTCGTTTGTCGAGCAGCAGGAGAGGACCAAGTTTGTAAGGCTTGACGACAAGCATGTGCTTGATGTCAAGAAGGTGTTGCATCCGCTGAAGATAGAGGAAACCCGTTATGGTATCAAGTCTTTCAAGGATTTGATTTGCGAAGGCAAGGGGCTGCCGGATGTAAACCTGAACGACGATGCCAACTGCAGGCTTGCGTCGAAGATAATAATAAACAAGCTGGGTGATTCAAAGATTATCAAGAACGCTTTAGACAAGGCGACCGAGATAAATAGTGAAACGAATTAAACTGAACAAATATGACAAACGAAGATATTGAACGAAAGTGCCTGGAATATTCGCAGGCGGCTACACCGTCATACACAAATGGCACATTTGACCGCTACGCTATTGCGCAGGCTTACGAGGACGGTGCTGAATGGCGCATAAACAGCGTGTGGCATGATGCAAGCGAGATACCTGATTTATCACAAGACATACTTATTATTTTTAAAAATGAGATATGCACAATACTGATTGGTGCCGTACATACTTTGAGTGAATTAAAACACTATGATTATACAAATTGGGCATACCTTTCAGATTTGCTTCCCGAAAGAAAGGAGGAAACAAAATGAGCAAAATAAGGACAGCAATAATTAGAGCCGAAAATGCGCTAAATGAAGCAAGCATTAGATTACAGGCAGTAGAGAAGATTATCGAATTTGTAGGATTTGATAATGAAGATTTACCTGAAATATCTTCATGCAATGGAAGCAATGAAATCATTTTGGTATGGCATGGTTGTGAATTAAATGCAAACCAAATTATAAAACATATTGAGTATAAGAAATGCATCGAGCCGAATGATTTTTTCGGACTTTAAAAGTTTCAAAAGATAATTAAAATGAACAGAGAAATTAAGTTCAGGGGAAAGTCTATAAGTACAGGAAAATGGCTTTATGGCTGTTTGCTTAAAAATGAAGAAGGCAAATTTGCTGTAGTAAAGCCTTTTAAGGTGAATATGGATAATGAGTGTAGCTGTTGCGAGGTAGATGAAGAAACTATCGGTCAGTTTACGGGACTGAAAGACAAGAACGGCAAAGAAATTTACGAGGGCGACATACTCGCGTCTGAGGGGAAAGTTATCGGATGGGTACAAGGCGGTGTTCGCGGCTATTGTTATGACGTGGTATACATTGACCACCCACAATGGGAAAAGCGTTGGTCGTTATATGGCACGGTTGTAAATGATTATCCGGGGAAGTTAGAGGTTATCGGTAACATATACGACAATCGGGAATTATTGGAGAAATAAGAATAAACGGAAATTAGGGGAAATTAAAGGAAAATTTCCCCTAATTTGTTAAATGATAAAACTATGATAGGAAAAGAAGATTTTGTCAGCTTCGAGACAGCTACGAAGCTCTACGAGAAAGGATATAGCGGTGTTATTACAGCTTCAACCTTATATGAGGTACAAATATGGCTAATTAGTAAAGGCTTATTTGTAAACGTACAATATTTTTCCGGTAATTATTTCAACTATGAAATATTAACAATACCGAAACATGATTTAATCTGTCTGCATAATCCCATTCTTCATTATTGTTATAATAGTTATCAGTCTGCTCTCAGTGCTGGCATAGACGAGGCTTTAAATTTGATATGATATGAAAAAAGAAGATTACGTCAGTCTTGAAGTGGCAAAGCTGCTGAAAGAAAAAGGGTTTGGCGTGCCTTGTTTATCACAATATACAGAAAGAGGTACGATATGGAATTGTCAGGAACCCGAAAATTTCAATGCAACAGAAGGTTGCTATTCGAGACCTACTTTATACGAAGCAGCCAAATGGTTTAGAGAAAATCACAACATTCATATTGATGTAAAATGTACTGCTTATTTCAAGCCGTTGAATAGATGTGATTATATATGTGAAATATTTGCATTATCGTCTCATCAATTTATAGACACGGAAATTTATCATAAATACGAAGAAGCACTAAACGCAGGAATACATGAAGCACTAAAATTGATTTGATTATGGGAACAAATTATTATCGAATAAAAGAAATTCCGAAAGAGAAGCGTAAAAAACTTCACGATTTACTTGATGATGCTTTGAATAACAGATGCCAAAGCATAGAGCTTGAAAACGCCGTTAAAGAAATTGAAGAAGAACATTACACGCATATCTGTAAATCATCATGCGGTTGGCAAGTATGCTTCGACCATAATTGGGGGAAGTATTATCAGCCAAATAGGAAGTCTTTGGAAGCGTTCTTGTCTGAGAAAGGGACGTGTATCGAAAATGAGTACGGAGACAAACTATCCTACGAAGATTTTTGGGATATGGTGGAAAAACATAATAGCAATCCTCATAATTCGTGGACTTCTAAAAGTTATGAAGAATATGAACGGAACAACGGAAGGATATACCCTAAATATTGTTCTGAAGTTATAGAGAAGTGCAAACAAACTTTCGGTATTGACAGTAATGGAGAAACTGACTTTACTGTTGACGGATTGAGGTTTGCGGTTTATAGTGATTTTAGTTAAATAGGAGGTGATTATGAAAGCAAAAATAAAAAAAACAGGAGAGATAATTGAAGTTGAATAATAAGAAATGACGAACATAAAGTTTAAAGCATTATGATAAAGACAAAAGAATTGATGCTCGGAAACTGGGTGTTGGCAGGAAAGAATGCTAAATTCCCCATGCAAGTAGTAAGTATATTTGAAAATGAAGTTTACCTCGACTTCGAGGGTAACGAGGGCGATGGCTTCGAGGAAAAGGAAGAAGATATGTTCCCTATGCTGCTAACAGGCGGAATTTTGCTGAAGAATGGATTTACAAAGAAGAAATTGCTTGGCCACACATATCATTTTTGCTACGAATGTTACACTGGCGACATAGTGATAAAGATAACAGCACTATATTATTGTGATTTCTCTGTATTAATATTCGGTAGAGCTATAAATGTAAAATACGTCCACGAGCTTCAGAACTTGCTAACCTTGGCAGGCGTGGGAATGGAAGTTAAAATATGATTTATGAAAGAGCAAGTAAAAGACCTGTATAATTCAGGTTATGCGATAGAGGAAATATCCGATGAAACAGGTATTTCAGAAACAAAAGTCTTTAAGGAACTTGTTAAAAATGAGATAGACACATCAGCGTCAATTTTAACCACAAAACTAAGAGATGGAGGAATTTGATTGACGAGCTTATGAAAGTAGAGGATAAGTCAAAGATAATACAAGTGTATTCTGATAACGTTTATGAGGACGCTAACACTATAACTGAATATGATGATACAATACTTATTTTTTGA